GCCAATTAGGAGGCATCTGCCCTAGTTCCCTTCTAAGGCTATTCACCTTCACCTGCATATTAGCTACTTCTTCCTGGGCCTGGGAGATAATCATCCTCCCATCTATTCCAGCTTTGTCAATAATCAGCTTACTCTCCACCTTCGACACTTCAATAGCTTGCTTCCTAATCTTCTTAATCAGTGAAGTGGCATCCGCCTCCCCAGTGGGAACCAGTCTATATACCTTCCCCCCTACGATCATAGTAGCGGGTTGAATCCTCAGCAAAGCCTTCTGCTCATCTAGTTCCACAGAGGACTCACTCTCCACTGAAGTATTATTATTCCCATGCACACTAAACGCCCACGCTTTCAGGGCATCATGCATAGCTTGCGGTGGACACCCCTGATTAAGAGCCTCCCTGATAGCACTCGTACCATATCTCCCCCTTCCACTCATATACTTCTTGCAGTTAGGAGGGAGGAAGGCCTTAACAATAGCAGGGGGAGGGGGATTGAGCGCATTGGAGACATATCCCCTAGGGTCAGTAGAATTAGTAGTGAGTATAGCTATCTCCACACTCCATATTCTAGAGCCATACCCCTCCGACTGATAAACCTTAACCCTAATCTTCTTAGCAGGGATAAGGGGAACAACCGAATCACTAGCTACTTCAGCCATTTGACCTCCTTAGGATTAATGGATTATTCAAAGTTAATAGGAGAAAGTTAATAGGAGAAGGAGAATGGGGAGATAGATCATCCAACTCTACCGATTATCCCTACCAACTATTCACAGCTAGTAGTACACTATGAATAGTATAGTAAAGTACGTATAGCTCAGAGTAATCTATCTCCCACATTCTAAATCCCTGAAATCCGCTTGACACCCCCCGGCTGATGTGCTAGGATTGAGCATCCTGAAGCGGAATCAGGGACCTTCGCCTGAAGGCAGACTAAGGAGGCTATTCCCTCTTCTTGAAAGGGATTAGCCTCTTGTCTCCTTGGCAAACACTTCAATGGACTTGTGTCCACTGAGGGCCTTCGCTGCCTCTTCCACTCCAACCTTCACTCCATCCACCAGGATGGAATAGGACTTCAGGCCATTGTCCCGTGCAATCTGATTCGCTGCCTGGGCGATGCTCAGACCTTCAGGATTACTCACCACTCCGCAGGGCTGTCCATTCAGGAGGCACTGCACATCCTTGCTGACTGGGGCCTTATGAGCCTTCTTAGTAGCCTTGCGGCTAGTCTTTCGGGTAGCCATTGTACTTCCTCCTCATCTCACTCCCCCCTTGGCTAGGCTGGATATGAGTTACTGACCTTGAAACTATAGTGATAATACACACTATCCCTACGCTTACCATTCCTATAATCAACCAGAACAGAACCATTGAGATAGCTGTTTTCTTAGATGGCGACAATAGGAAGCATATGCATAGCCACAAGCATACCCTCCTTAAGTCCAGTTGGAACATTGACCACCTTCGATTAGCGTTAGATTATACAGCAAAAATTAGGCAGTGTCAAGCGAAAATAGCATTTAGAGCCTACTTCCGCTTGGTTGGAGCGATCAGTGGCACCTCCCTTCTCACCATTTTAAGGAAGTGGACAGGATTAAACGCTGGATTATCCTTGGCTAGGGCCTGAGTGATATACTTAGCGGCCATATCTATGCCACCCTTTACACCCTCCTCAACTCTATCGGGATAATCATCGCAATAGTCATTAGCCTCTCTTAATGCCTTAGCCAAGAGGAAATACTGAGCCTTAGACATCTTCGCCATTCATCGCCTCCTTTACTCTGGCTATACACTCTCTAATATAGAAGGCTACCTTCCTATCCTCCTCTCCAGTATAGTCACTATGCTTGCCTTCAAACTGTTCAGCTCTAACTTCCGCACTCTCAATCAACTGTTGGAGTGCTCCACTATCTACTCTTATAGTTATAATCATAGTAGTTATCCTAACCTCTAGCCCATTCTACTACGTAGGACTAATACTTCCGCGCTACCCACGTTATTCAGAGCAGAACAGGCTAGAGGGTAGGATTCCCTACCCTCCATAGCTATCCTATCTACCTACTATATAAATAACCTTCCTCCCTTCCTTCTCCCTGGCGAAGGCATCCACAGAGTACTTCTTCTCAGCTATCAGCTTATTCAGCTTATTCAATAACTGAGAATAGGAATACTTCCCCGTTCCTGGGGGAACTACTTCCAGAGCCTCTTGAGGGCCTATTCCAGCAAGGATATTCTGCTCAATCCCCGCTAGAATAGAGACAAACGCATTCCTTCCCCCTCTTGTCTTGCCAATGGGAATATCCACTACTCGAATCCTAGTTACTCCATTTGAACCGTATGCTGCCATATTCTAATCCTCCTTAGGGATTAATAGAGAGGGGGATAGATCATATCCCCCCCCCTCTACCTTTAACTACTAGATACCAAACATCTCTCCCACTGCCTGCATAGCAAGCATCCTTCTGTTCAGGAACATGTCCTGGGCTATCTCAGTGATACAGTTATGAAGGGCATAGGCCGTATCTCTCCCATACTCTTCCTTATGTTCCCCAAAGTACAGATCACCCACCTGTCTAAAGTACTTAATAGGCATAATCTGTGCATGGAACACGTTGTAGATCATTGACTTAGCTTCATACTCAGTCAACGCTAGGGTCCTGAGTTCGCTCATATTCTTCCTAAATACCTCATACCCTATCTCAAATCTCTTCACTGCCCCCATGAGTTCAGGCAGCAAATCGAGTTTAGCTGTATGCTTCCGGTTGAGGATAATCGACCCGCCAGAGAAGGCCATGTTATCGCAGACAAATACTCTAGCCCCGAATATCATCTGCAATTTCATAGTCCGATCATTCCCTGACCTTAGTCCCATAGCCCCGCACGTTCCCTCAATCCCCTCAAGGGACAGGTCAAACGTCCCAAACAGGCGATTGCAGTCACTTCTAACCGCGAAGTCCTCTCTCTGTATGCTGATTCCCCGGCTGTGCAGGACCGCGTCGATCCCTTCCACTAACTCAATGAAAGGAACAGGCTTAAACGTATCCGTTCCAACCGGGGTAGGGATTAGGGCTAGCTGCTCCCTAGTCACCTTGTTGCAGTCCACGTGTGCTACTAGCTCAGATGGCATAGAAAACTACCTCCATAGGGTTTATACTACTAATAGGCTTAACTTGTCAAGTACCAAACTAAGCCTAAACTCTGTTCCTAAGCGGGATATACACCCTCAATGGCTCAGGGTCAATCGCTAGTTGATTAGCTACTCCCCATTTAGTTTGCTGGACATCAACTAGCGTTGCAATAACAGTTCCGTCCTTCTCTACTCTATCTATGGTAGCGGGAGATAGCATACCATACCCACCCACGATATAAATCGTGTCTCCAGCCCTCAGTCTGCCTTCCATATCCCACCTCCTTAGGGTTAGGGATAGACTAGCCTACCTATCTACCTATCGATTACAGTTAATCCCAGTACATCCAGGCACATGGGGTTGCGGTCTGTACTTAGTCTCGCACCCTCCCAGGACTACAGTCAGGGCGATAGCAATTATCAACAGGACTACCTCCAGGACAAATAGCGTTACAAGTCTCATACCTACTCTCCATTCTTCCAGTCAAGTAGATCAGCCATTAGCACAACCCACACTCCAATGGCAAGTGTAGCGATCACAGCTACAAATAAAGCGTCCACAATTCCCCCTTTCATCAGTCAGGATAGAGAATAACCTCAGGTTAGATAGGCTAGAGTTAGTACCCCCCTCTAGCCTACCCTGAGCCTATTCCCTGTTCTTTCTGGTAGCTTTGGGAGACTTGCAGGCCTGGAGAATCGCCGCCACAGGGGATTCCGGGGTAGGATTGCACCCGTCCAGCAGCCGTTCCCACTGCTCAGCGTACAGCGTGACCGGATTGCGCTGCAGCCCAAACACTGCAACTCCGCCCTTGCCTGCAGTGCCATCGCTCAGCACGTCCATCACCTTGACGTAGAGCTTCTGGAGTAGCTTGGGAGCATTGACCTTGGCCTCAAGCTCCGCAATCCGCGCCAGCAACTCTTCCCGGCTCGGACCATTGGACTTCACTTGCCCGTTGGCCTGCCCGTTAACCCGCTTGTTTTCAATCACATTCGCAATCGTTGCCATACTGATACCCTCCATTGGAGTAGAATTAATCGCTAGTCTAGCTAGCCATCTATGCCTTTCACTCACGTATCCAGTGGTCAGACCTACGCTGGATAGCCTAGTGGTCATACCTACGCTAGTCGAATGAAAGGGAAGATAGTTAGTAGATGAACCGCTTTAACCTCAGCTTAGTCCACGGAGTGGGTTGCTGTCGGGTATCTCACTGCCTACAAGTAGGCTACAAGTAGGCTACAGAGGCAGAGCTTGCCTCTAATAGTGGGATTCGCGTCGGTGGCTTGGCCTGTAATTCGCCTGCAGCAATAGAAGCCAGACGGTGTAATCCAGGGATTATGTCCCGCGATATACACCTTAACCTCTGGGATTATCAAGATAATCCCCGTACCAGCTCCCTGCAACCTGCCGACTGCTGCAATGCCTTAGTGCAAGCGCAGCGCCAATCGCTAAGTCCTTTGTTTTCAATAGTACTAGTAGTCCTGTATGCCACTTTTGGGTGCCGCTTTGTGTCACTGTGACGTTTTTTGGCTCGCTGCTAGTAGGGCATAGCCTATGGAGTATCGTTACCGCTACAGTATAGACTCCCTACTGCTAGGGATTCTCCCTCCCAGTTCCGCACCCCCTCCCAGGAGGACCCTAACGTTATAGTCGAGCCCCCCCCTACAAGGAGGCCCCACGGGTCCTGCGAATGGGACCCGCGCTAATCTATATCTCTATGCCACTAATTTTAACACTAAGCAGAATCTTTATAAGGCTTATATATAGGGTTATATACTTATATATAGGGTTATATATAGGGTTATAAGGAGTATTATAGGAGTATTATAAGAAGTATTATAGGAGTATTATAGGAGTCTTACAAGTAGTCTTACAATGAACTAATCCCTCTTATACAGCTGGTCAATTCCCAGGTCATAGTGTTCCATTGCTCTCCAGGAGGTGACAATCCCATCGGCTATTATAATCTTCCCCCCGCGTCTCATCTGTTCTACCTTCTGTCCACCTACCCAGTAGAATATCCCAGTACCTGGCTTCTTCAACTGCTCCATCTTTTCCAGGTTATGCCTGACGGCCGCCTCAGTAAGCTCAGTCCTCCAACACTGCCCGCACTTGAGGATAGCTAGTTCCTTGGGGTCCCTCCCACTACTAACCCGTTCAAGAATCTCCGCGTGTAGCTTGGACCTGCCCCAACCCCTAGCCTCCTTGGGAATAGCTGTTATTCTCAACCTCTCCTGGTCGGTCTCCCCACACCCCATGCAGCTACCTCCCAGGGCCAAAACAGCCTTCTCCCGCCTCTTCCTAGTATTGTCCACCCATCTGTCCAAACGAGCTTGCCTTCTTGCCGCTTTTTCCCACCCGTCGTTGCTGAAGTATCTGCTCATATAATAAATGACCCTCTCTCGACTCGGAAAATACATCTAGCGAGAGAGGATGTCAAGCGAAATTTTAATATCAGTCACTTAGCTCACTAAGCCGGTAACGGGTTCTATTTCCTCAGTTACCCCTTCGGGGTACTCTCTCACACTGGCCCTATCTACACTTATTAGTTATAGTACTATATACAGCCTTTATTCGCTCCTGTATCCTATTAATAGTATTGTAGTTAAAAATTTCACTTGACATTCGAATATTGACTATGCTATTCTTGAACCAGCAAGGGTGTAGTTAGTAGAGAGTGTAGATATACTCTCTCTACCCTCCCTTATAGGTGTCTATTGTGAAAGGCTCGGGCCTCGACCCTCTCTCACCCCTATTTAACATTTCCCTTGACAAAATTCTCTGCTTCCTGTTAAGAGTGCTTCAAGAGGATTCAGGATAATATGATGTCGGACGACTGGCGAGGGACCGAAAGGTGTGCTAAATGGGCTCTATTACGCCCCAAATCGCTTCAAGTGCCCCCGAAAACATCTTCTGCCCCAAATGTGGCAGGAAGATGCAGCTGCTCACTGTCAGGCCCTCTATCTACTCCTATGTCTGCTATGCCCACTCGCTCCAGAACTCGGACAGCAGTGAGCCCTACTACCTCAATATCCCATTCAAGTCTGTCAGTTCGGATGGAAAGGTAAAGGAAAAGGATAGCGATGGACCCATCAGACCTCAGCCCCTACCTAAAGGATAAGCTCACCAGCCATCAAAAGGCTGCTGGTAAGGTAGGAGGCCTGTCAAGAAGTGAGAAGAAGCGACTAGCCTGTAAACGTAACCTGGAGAAGGCCAGGATGAAGAGATGGCCCTCCAAGGAGATAGCCGCCACTTATAGGAATGAGGCCCTGGACCTTCTAGCAGCCAAGAATGCCAATAATGAACAGACAGCTGCCGTCGAAAGTGGTACAGCTAACATTAATAATATGTTAGGGTTAATGGGAGTACTAAGACACTCTTCCGACCCTGAACATATAAAGGCAGCTAAGGAACGAATAGACAAGGAGCGAACAGGCGATGCCAAAGGGTGACAATCTAACTGACCCAGCTGTCCTTATGGAGATGGTACTGAAGAAGCCCTCTAGGTCTATTCGTAAATCAGCTAAAACGTACAAGAATAAGACCTTATTCTCTCACCTACCCCCTGGAGTAGCCGCCAGGGCCTGGGAGCACTTATCTACCCTGATCGCCAAAAAGGGCGACCAATACGTCCCCAGCAAGATGAAGGGTATCCTAGTAGCCACTGCTATCCGCATGGCAAAGCAGGACTTCGGGTTGATTCGCACTCAAAGGGAATTAGGCCGTAGAAGCGTAATGAAGAGGCGATTCAGGAATGGAAGCCTGGTCAAACTAGGCCTCAGGGAGAAGAGGAAGGTCCTCCCAAGGAATGAGTACCTAGCTCTATCCCCTGAGGAGAGAAGGGAGTTCGTCCGTGCCGCAGCCCTGTCCCCCCTGCAAAAATAACACCTGCCCTCTCTTCCAATCCAATGAAGAGGTTATTGTCCTCCAGGAACGTCCCACTGATGTCACTTTCGGCTGCAAGGCCTGTGGAGGAGTACAAGTACGAACTCTAGACCCTCGCAGGGGTAACCAGGAACTACAGTATCAAAGGTATGGGAGGCCTGAACACGCTCGTACCAAGGCCTTCTTCTTTCAAGGTAGAAATAGAATCTCTAGGAGTTATTGATGCCCCCAATGAACAATATTAAGGTCGTAGGCAGGCAGTCTGTTCCAACGGTGATGGTTCAACCCGCTCCTGACGAACCAGAGCCCCCTCTTCCCATCCCTCCAGCCAAGACGCAGGAAGAACTGGCCAAGATGGGGATGGACAGCCAGGTGGTGATGACCAAGGGAGCTATGACCCCTTCTTCTACCCCACCTGAGCCCCTTCCCCCTTCTTACCAATTCACTGATGAAGATAGAGCTAAAGCCCTCCGCATGAGGGAGAAGTATGACTGGGAGAACTCCCCCTTGAATGAAGCTTTGGAACACTTAGCTGCCATTCGCTTGGAGACCGAAAGAGGAGGTATGCTGCTCCAGAAGAGGATTAGTGAGAACAGAGTAGAGAGAGTAAAGTGCTTCGCTTGTGAGAATATCATTGAGGTGACCGCTGGTAGATTCGTAACCTACAGGGTGAGGAACAACTTCGAGACTGGCCTGCCTGAAGCCGCCTATGCCTGCTCCCAGGCTTGTGCTCTAATCCTCAACAGAGACTTCCCCCACCCTACCAGGGTCCCGATGCCAAGGGAAACTAGATAAGAATGCTGGACCTAGATAGAGCTACGCTCCTCCTCAGCCGCCTACCCATCATAGATAGGGAGACAGGGCAGTTATTCGACTTTGAGTTCCGCTATAACCAATGGCTCCTGAAAGAGAAGCTCAAGCAGCACCAAGCCCGAATAGGTGGTAAGGTTAGAGGGGTAAGTGTCAAGGCTAGAAGAGTCGGCGTCAGTAGTGCTGTAGACGGCTTTGCCACCTGCCACATAGCCCAAGTACCCAATGCCAGGGCCAAGATTGTAGCTTGTCTAGCCGATACCAGTAAGGAGCTATTCGATGTCCCAACCAACCTCCTCAAAGCATGGCCCTTCCCCGTCCCAGAGCCCCTCGCAACCAAGCTCACTTACCCTCATGCGGAAGGCGATTCTACTCTTACGCTCCTCACAGCTCAAACTGCCATTGCTGGTAGAGGAGGTCGCACGACTTTTCTCCACCTTAGCGAAGCAGCCTTCTTCCCAGCGGGAGGCGCAAGTTTTACTTCTCTATTCAACAGTGTCCCAGATGACCCAGACACTGGAATCTTTGTCGAGTCAACTGCGTTCGGTAAGGTCGGGATTGGGGAAACCTTCTACGACTTCTGGCAAGCAGCCGTAAGGGGAGATACAGAGTTCATAGCTATCTTTCTAACATGGTTGGATGACATCCACTGCAGACGCGAACCACTAGACCTAACCATATCCAGTATAGAGAATGAGGATGAGAAGGACATCCTCTCCATGGCCTGCTGCAAGGCTAAGTGCGGAAGGTGCCGCAAGTGTCATAAAGCCCTATCCTGCATAGCCTGGAGGAAGTGGGCTATCCCCAACCTCTGCAAGGGGAAAGTGGACATCTTCCGCCAGGAATACCCCGTAACTGCCGATGAAGCCTTCTATGCCTCAGTATCTCAAGCTTTTGAACGTCCAGAACTTAGATATGTAAGGGAGTGTATAGATGCTGCCCCAAAGTCAGACATTGGCCGACTTACCCAGGAACTCGACGGATATGGCAACCCTGTCAAAAATAAAGCGACATTTGTTGCCGATCCGCGATCTCCTCTTACGATCTGGGCTCACCCTAGGCCAAAGTACCACTATTTCCTTGGTGCTGACTGCGCCAGGGGAATTATCAATACAGATGACGCTCGCATCAGAGAGGGGAAAGACTACGCTGCAATATCAGTCTACTGCGGGGAGACAGGGGAACAATGTCTCCGATATACAGCTAAGATAGGCCCTGAGCCCCTAGCCGCCCTCATCTTCGTAATCGGGACCTATTATAATAACGCTGTAGTCTTGATCGAATTAACAGGTAACCTAGGCTTATGGGCTCAAAAGGTACTAAGGGACAGGTATAACTATCAGAACTTCTACCGCTGGAAGGGCAGAGACGATAGGGCTCCAGGCGGCTACATCATCAGTAAGAGTATAGGCTTTGAAATGAACACCCGAACTAGACCCCTAATCCTTGAAGCTTATAGAGGAGCGGTTCAAGCCACTAGAGTCGTTCCCCGTGACCCCATCCTCCTCCAACAGATGGAAGCCTGTGAGATGCTAGCTGGCCGCTGGGAAGTCCCTGAGAGAATCCACGATGACGTTCTAGTCTCTAACTTAGAAGCCTGGATATGCCTGGAACAGTGGTATCGCCCCGGCTCTATTCGCTCACCTAAGCACCTATTAGGGGAAGAAACTAAGCTTGAATCGGATGAAGTAGAGGACATTCAGAAGGCAGTCAGGGAAGCAAAGGGTGATGTTCAAGCTGCCGTAGCCTCCCACTGGCGCAAAATGATGCGACTCATTCAAAGTGCCCCTAAGGTAAGTGAAATCAACGAGTCCAACCGCCCCAACATGGCAGGTGGAATCGACAGACTGGCAGGGATATAATGACTGATAATAAGACTAGCTACTTAACCAAACTCCTAACTCTACTAATAAAAAGAAATGGTGGTAGGATAGCTGTCCCTGTCACCGACTTGATTGCTGAGGATGAGGGTGAAGGGATGGCTGTCCACTTCGACAGTGAGAAGAAGGAACTCATCCTCTCTTACGTCCCCAAGGGAAGCACAATCTATAGAATTGAAGGTAACCAGACATGGCTGAATCCCCTTATAACGGTCCCGTCCTCATCCCCGATCCCAATCCAGAAGCCGGTGACCAGGGACGATCTGATCGCCAAGGCCTGGACAGAGCCATCCTCTCCAACCAATCAGCCAGCCAGCCAGGGGACCAAGGCCAGGGTGACAAGGATAACGGAC